CCTTGATATCTTTTTGACCTGTAATTAAATCTCTTTTGTCAAATTTATTTGCACTAATCATTTTTGCTATGTTTACCTCTTGCACAACACCATCATACAAAGCACTCTTACTTTCAAATTTAAATGTTGGTGCCTTTGTTACCGGGTCCATTTGTACATTTTCTAAAACTTTATCTACGTCTAATAATGCATCTTTTTTTGTGTAATTTTGAACTCTATTTGCTGTTGCATAATTTTTAAATACTTGAGCTACAGCTTGTCTTTTTTCATCTGTTGGAACATAGTTTGTGCTTTTAAATATTTTACTATTTTCAAATATTTTATAATCGTTCGATAGTGTAGAGTTTAATCTTTGACTAAAAAAATCCAACAATTCAGTTTTATTTTCTGTTGTTAAATTACCGCCTTGTAATAAATCTGTTTGTAATCTGTTAAAAGCTTTTTTGCTATTTATTAATGTTGATATTAATTCTTCTTGATCTTTTTTAGATACATTTATATTTTTTAATGATTGTTTAAAATCTTTTAATTTTTTATCATTAAAACCTGTAAACCTAAATTCTTTATTAATAATTTTATCTTTGCTGGTTTTTAATAAACCATCCATTTGACTTAATAGTTCATCTTTATTTTTAATTCTATCAGCTGCTGGCATTGATTTATCAAATATTTTTTTAAAAGAATCATCAATATCTCTTACTAAATCTTTTGCTACAATAGCTGCAGCACCTTCTTCTCCAGTAACTCTCATTTGACCTTCAAATAATTCTTGTGATTTTTTACTTCTAGGTCTAAAGGTTGCACCAAATTTATCTAATATTCTTTCAAATCTAGAATTACTATATGCAAGTTCTTTACCTTTCTTACCAAGAATACCAACAGCTTTACCTGCACCATAAGCAAATGGTGCTATTAAAACACCTTCAGCAAAAAACTTTGCTCTGTTTTCTAATCTTCTTACAGCGTCATCATCTGAATCTAATCTGGCTTTTCTGTCTAAATCTGTAGAGGGTAATCCTCCTGGAGCTCCTAACATATCACCAAAAGTTCCAATATCCTCTATATCATAAACTACAGAGGCTCCAGCAGCGCCACCAACACTAGTTGCAGCATATCTACCGTATCTAGCTGCTCTGTTTAACTCACCTGCTTTCTGTGCGCCTTTTAATAAATTTTTATTTTTTAATCCAACTCTTCTACCACCTTTAATTGCACTAATTGTTTTTGATGCTATCTGCCCTGCTATCTTTGCACCTCTTGCAGCTGGTATACCTACTTGAACTAATGCCTCTGTAATTTTACCTGCTGCTGTGTCTCTAGCTTTATCTTCTAAACCAGATAATACATCACCTACAATACTATCATCTATAAATTGCTCTAATCTTGCAACAGCACCATCATTGATACTTTGGCCCTCACCTTGCACAGCATCATAAACTTCAGCTGCAACTGATGCTAGACCTAGTGGTATTTTAATTAAACCAGAACCTATTCCTGCAGCAACAGATACCGCTAGGTTAGTTTCATTGTTTTCTTCTTCTTTGGAAAGTACGTTAGGATCGTATGGAGATACCATTTATTCTCCTATCTTCTAATATCAATGTCTTCAAATGGAGGATTAGCTTCTGATCCATTAAATATTTGAAATTTATCTAATTCAGCGTTGTAATAAACTTTACCAGATTCATAAGGATTTCCTGATTCAATAAAAGGATTAACACCAAAGTTTATGTCGTTATCTTTTTCTATTCTACTTCTATCAGCTAAAAACGTTGCTTGTCTTCTTATAACAGGTTCATCACTTAAAGTTACACCCGGTTCTGCTAAACCTTTTTGAACGTAATCTTCAATTAATTTTTTTCTCTCTTCACCAGGTTCACTTAGTACACCATATGCTCTTCTATCTAAAACAATTCGTTCTGCTACTTCTCTAGTTTCACCCATTTTCATTCTAGCTTGTATTTCTTGTTCAATAGCATTTTTTTCATCACTACTTAAATTTTTTAACATCTGTAATTCTCTTGCTTGTTCTTGACCAATATCCATTCTTTCAGCTTCTAGTGCAATCTGTCTTTTTAAATCTTGTTCTCTATTTAAATCATCAAACAAACCTTTTGTTGGTTCTTGGGCCGCGGTCGCTGCAGTTTGAAATATGTTTCCTGTTGGACTTTGCGATAATAAATTCAAACCAAACTGAGTTAAGAACTGACCCATGTTTCTGTTAGATCCTGCACCTAATGCTTGTGTTAATCTTTCTCTAGTTGACAATGTTGGAGCTGCAGCCGCTATAGCTTGATTAGTATCCATAGGTTGAGCCATCTGCATCATTCTATTTCCCATAAATCTTCTTGCATCAGCTCCTCCACCTACTCTTGGCATTGGTGTTAATCCAAAACGTCTTGCATCAGCTCCTCCACCAAACTGATAGTTTTGTCTATCTAGTCCTGATGTAATACCAGTTCCTGACGAACCACCCATTTTAAACATTGGTCTTTTTAATATTCTGTTCATTTTATCCAAATAAATTTCTTGTTGGGTTTGTTAATCCATAAATACCAGCAAGTGTTGTACCAACACCAAGAGCCGTTTGTAGTGGTGTAGGATTAGGTGCAATAGATTGTTGGAACTGTGCTGGGTAACCACCTACTAATCCAGTTACTTGACCAGCAAATCTATCTAATTGTTCTTGTGGTTGGAACGTTGCTTGTCTTACTGCTTCTCTTTGTGCATCGAGTTGAGCTTGTGCTTGTGCCTGGTTTGCTGCGCCCAGTCGACCTAAAGTAGAAATATCTCCTTGTTGTAATCCAGGCACGAGAGATGCTAAACCTGCTTGTTGTTGTCCTAGTCCAGATTGTGCTTGTGCTAATCCGAATCTGTTTGCAATGTCTTGCTGTCTAGCTTGCATTGCTTGTCCAAATCCTTGTTGCAAAAGATTTGCTTGTAACAAAGCTCTTTCTCTTGCCGCCCCCGTACCAAACTCGGCGAGTTGTACGCCCGCTCGACCCGCGCCGAGCACACCCAAAGCTGCTTGTTGATCTCTTATCTGCTGTTCTCTTTGTGCAGTGTTACGATCAAATTCTGAAAGTGTTGCATCAATTACTTGAGATTGAAACGGTGACATAAAATCTGTCACTTGTTGTGCTGTTGGTGCACCTGTTGAGATGCCACCTAATGTTGTTGCTGCTGCGCCTACTTGTTGTTGTGCTGCAGTTACAAATGGTTGAAAAGATCCAATACCAGCTTGTGCTAGTTGTTGTGCTTGTGTTTGTAATGCGTCTCTTGCTGCAACCTGTGGTGCAAGTCCAGCTAAACTTTGTTGTCTTGTTGTAAATGCTCTAGCTGCATCTTGCCTTGCTTTAAAACCTTCTGCTGTTTCTCCAGGCTGTCTTGATATACCTGCGATACCTGTTGTTACAACTGGTACAGCTGTTTGTGCCGTAATCTGTTTTGCTAGATCTACACCTAAATCTTCAACAAATTTTGCGGGTAATGTTCTTTGTTCAGCTACGCTCATTATAATACTTCCTCTAATCTTTGTGATGTTTGAAACATACGTCTAGCGCCTTCTAATCCTTGCGATTCCTCAGATACGTCACCCCCGGATTCGAGGTTCTTCATCATGTTATACATAACTTCTGCCCCTTTGTCTACATCTCCATCACCTGCATTTCTGACTGCATCAGCCGTAAATACAAACTCATTCTTGGATAATCTAGCTGGTACATCATCTGCTTTTTCCATACGTCCAATAGGGACAAATCCACCTTCAGCTCTATAATCTTTTTCCATACCACCCATATCTAGTAATGGCATTACCTTTTTAGCTACGGGTTCTTTCTTTGCTTGACCACCTTCTGCTGCGTAGAAATCAAACTGACTACCAGCAAATCTAGGTGCCATGTAATCAAAAGGTCTTCTTCTAATTGCAGCAATATCTATACCCGGTCCTCTATCTAGTTCTCCTGGCTCCTCTTGCTCTTCTTGTTTAGCCATTAAACCAGCTAATCCTGATGCACCAGCTATTGTCAACAATGGATTTTCTTTTGCAAAGTCTAAACCTCTACCACCAATTTTTCCAAGACTTTGTGTTATTCTAGAAAAAATACTTGGGTCTTTTACTGTTTTAGCAGCGGTTTGAATAATACCTGATCCACCTTTTACTGGACCAGCTATGTCAAACATGGTTGGTTTTGTGCTTGATGCAGCTATATTACTAAAGTCCGCACCTCCACCTCTAGGCATTTGAAATTTTCCTGCTGATGCTCTATTTGCAGCAAACGCTTGTCTATCCACTCCTGGTTTTGCTCCTCCTGGAGGAAGTGCTTTTGCTGCTGCACCACTTAATGCTGCTGATACTGCAATGTCTTTAAAATCTAAATCTTCACCTGATGCAAGTTGTGTGATACCTGTTGTTGCACCAGATATTAAAGCTGCTTGTTGTGCTGCTGATAAACTTGCCATGTAAGGGGCCATTGCTGGTCCAAGAGCATAAGGTGCTGCAACCGCTAATAGTAATCTACCTGTTGGACTCTTTGCAACTTTTTTTAAAGTTTTAGTTACAGCTTTGAAAGGTTTTCTAACTGTTTTAAATGCTTTTTTAACTATGCTACCTAATCCATAAGCTTGTCTTGCTTCATCAGTATCTTCTAAGAAGCCACCATCTGCCATAAATCTATATGCTATTCTATTTAAATCTAATGCTCCAATACCTTGTTGTGGTGTCATTGGACTCATCATAGAAGCTGCTGTTGTCATTGGGTTAAATCTCATAGCTGACCTTGTGCCTCCTTCATCCCCTCTTTCAGGAGTGTCATCATCATCTTCGCCTGTTAATGCAACTTCATCAACTATATTTATGTCTCTTTTAGGACCAAATTTATTGACTAAACCTTTTGCAAGTTGAAGAGAAAGTGGTCCTTTTTTAATAGTGTCTAAAACTGTTTGAACTACATTTCTTCTTCCACCAAAATTCTGTCCTCTATCTCCTGAAGTAGCGGCGTAGTCTGCTTTACTCATACCACGTTGTTGAAAGTCAAGATCTCTACCAGTGTTTCCTGTGGTATCCTGACCAGAGGGACTACTAAAATCAGCTTGAGAGGCATCTCTACCTCCACCTTGAAGTCCTATACGTCCTCCTAATGCTAATAATTGTTTTGCTTGTTGTGATCTTGTTATGGCCATTTGTCCCTTTTATTTTGTTTTGCCTAATAAATCAAGGCTTGGCATTACTACAGTTACATCTTTTTGAATGTCTTCAGGAGATATACCTTTGGATTTCCATTCGTCATCACTCATGTATTGTTCGCCTGTTTTCTTATTTTTAATAATTTCTATGATTCTATCTGGTTTAATTTCCTTCATTATGTTGTTACCTCTCTTGGCTGTATCTCTAATATTGAAGCTATGACGTGCAGCTCGTTCGCGTCAGCAGCTTGTACTTTTAGTATCTCTCCCTCTTCCATTACTAGTGGGTTTGTTAAAAGTTCTGTTGTTGCTTTAGATGCTATGGCTTTATCTTTAAATAGATTAAATATAGCACTACTAGAATTTACTAAAGTTATAGTTATTGTGCTCCCTGATCCAGCGTCCTCTGACACTAACAGCGATTTAACAACAGCTGTTTTAAAATTAGGCACTGTGTACAGTGTAGTTAAATCTGTTGTAGTTAAATCTACTTTTTTATTTATAAAACTATTAGCCATTAATTTAAAAAGAAGTTAAATGCTTCTACCTCCTCTTTTAATTCTTCTTGAAACGTAGTATTTAATTTTTCAACAATAGCATCTAAATCTCTAACTTGAGATTCTGCTACAGTAAAATCATATTCTTTTGACGCTCTTGTTAATACTTGTGCTATCTTTGCCATTATCTACGTCCATCTGGTTGTATGTCTAATCTAAAAGTTCCCAACTTCCAGTTTTGACTAGTTGATGTATTTTCTACTTTTAATGCTATAGCCCTAGCTCTTGCTCTAGTATCTACTTTTTGTGTTGATGTAGTTATGTCAAAAGGACCTAAAGAAGAACTAGCAGCAGTGTCATTTGGAAAGTTTCTTAAATTCAAAGTAATTCTAGTGTTGCCTGTTTGAGATATAAAATCTGGAATAAATCTTCTAATTTTCATTAGAAACTCTCCGTCTCCTCTTATGTCTGCAACACCTTGTTGTCGTTGTGTAATATCAAAATCTCCAGATAATATATTAGCAGTTATGGCTGTTATAGTTCCGTTTCTATTTTGATCTGTTCCTGTTTCATGTTCATAGTATGATGTTCTACCTTCAGTATTTCCTATAACATCAAAAGACGTATCTGTGCTTGCATCATATTCAAGAGCATGTGGTTTACCAAAAACTGCAGAATCTCTCCATATAGTTCTAGCTAAAGATCCAACTGTCCAAACAGGTCGTGTTGGTGATGAATCAAAATAATTATATGCAACCATTCTATTTACAACAGAAGAGTTTGACTCTGGATAAAACCATATTACTTCTCCAAATAAATTATTTAATCCAGCAGACACCATTTGATTACCAGAATCTAAATTTATATTATCAAATACAAAATCTTCTACTAAACAAGGTAGTGACTCTAATTTACCAGCGTATCTAAAGAAACCATTCTCTGACATCCAGTATGCAGCACCATCAACTTCTACACATGCATTCTGTCCAACCAATCCACAGTTAGTTCCTGTTTGAGCAAATGCAAAAGTAAAAGGTTGACCGACAAAACGTTGTGTAAATAAAGCTGTATCTGTCCAAACATAGATTGCATCTCTACCTCTGATAGCTCCTCTGATCTGTGATCCATCAGCAAGTCTTTGTGTACCAGCTGTATTGGTTGCTGTTGGTGTATATGTATTTATATCTTCTTGATCTGAGAATCTAATAAACATATCGTCTTGAGTTTCTGGATCACCAATGGTTGTTTCTGTTCCATAAAATACTAAGTGTCTATCTGGTGTTGAAACTACTACGTGACGTGATGCTGTTGGCGCACCGGTAATAATTGTAGCTCTTGTTTCTGTTGCATTTGACAATGCAGAGTTCCAAGAAAATACAGCACTATCATGAATTAAACAAATGGCTTTGTCACCAAAATTATCTAACGACCACATACCAGGATCTAAAACTAAGTCACCAGATGCCGCCTCACCCCACGCAACAAAGTCTGTAGAAAAAGTTACTGTAGCACCGTCACTGTGTGACGCTGCAGTTGTTCCATCAACACCTCTTGTTACACCTGTTAGGGTATTACCAGTAATACCTGTATAAGAAATTTCTTCACTGTCTATGATAATAAAGTTAGTACCAGAACTAGAAAATTGAGATGCGTCTGTTAATACAATGGTTGTTGTAGAGTCATTAATAGCACCATTTAAAGTAGTTGTTAAAGCAGAGGTATCCTCTCCACCCCAAGATCCTAAACCCCAACCAAAACCTTTTGCCTGCACAGCTGGACCTACAGGATAATAATGTTGAACTCTAATACCACCAGAGGTTGTAGCTCCTGACCCAGATTCATTAGATGCAAGTGTGATGGTAATTGTTTTTGATGTTGGTACACTAGTTACCATAAATTTTTTATCATCAAAATCACTTGAAGAAAAATTAGAATTAGTCGCTGAGCTAAAATTATCTAATAGAACTATATCTTGTGGATTTATACCATGAGATGTACTGAAAGTTATTGTAACAATTGGTGATCCGTTGGTCGTGGTAAAAGCACTAGTAAGCGTCGTTGTAGATTTAATAGGGTGTATGTCATAAAATACACCTCCAGAAAAAGCATATAAAATTCTGTTTGTTCCAATAATAGAGTATTTTCTTGATAAGCTATTTATAAAATGGTGCATACCTCGACCAGCACCTGTTAGTTCGTTTGCCCCAGTACCACCTAATTGATTCCACCCACCTATTTTTTCTGGTGAACCATATCTAAATCTAACATTATCACAGTCAACCCATTGGCCTTCTGCTGTAGTTTCTGAAATCTGTTTATTTATACCTGGCTGAAATCCTATTTTTTGTAACATAATGTACCTTTTTAAGTAAACAGCTGGATATTATATTTAAAATTACTATAAATCAACATGGTTATTTTCCGTAAACACAGTCCCCTACAACCAAAAAATCAAGATCAGAGTGTTCTAAAAGATTTAAAGCATCCTGCGGACATCCCGCTATTGGTTTTCCATTATCATTTAATGATGTATTTAATAACATAGGTAAACCTGTTTTATTTTCAAATTTATCAAGTAATTCATAAAAAACACTATGGCTTTCATCTACAGTCTGTATTCTACTAGTATTATCAATATGTGAAATAGGTTGAAATATTTTATCTTTAAATTTAACACTATATTTCATAAAACTACTATCATGCTCCCAATCAAAATATTTTTGTGTAGCGTTAGATTTAATGGAAGCAGCAAAAGGTCTGTAATCCTCTCTATGTTTTACTTTTTCGTTTATTATATGTTTACCATCCTTTACTTCAGGACTCATTAATATTGATCTATTACCAAGAGCTCTTGGACCTATTTCACCATGCCCCTGATACCAACCTATTATTTTACCTAAAGCAAGTTGATCTGCAACAAAGTTTATGGTCTTGCTAGATGGCTTTGAATTAGGAGCTTCATCACTTTGCCAAAATGGAAAATTATCTTTAGAAAAAAAAGGTTGTTCATAAAAATTTCGTAAAAATTCTACACAACCTAATGATAAACCCTCGTCAGCACAATGTGGTGGTATAATCATATTTGGAAAGTTTTCTTTTAATTTTGTATTTATACAAATGTTATGTGCTACACCACCTGAATAAGTAAATTGTGTTTCTCTATTAAAATATTTTGACACAAATCTAGGAACTTTTGTTTCAGCAAAATAATGAACAGTGTTTAAAAAATTTATTAAATTAAATCTACTAGCTAATACACTTTCATAAGTTTTTGAATAGTTATTAAAATTACCTACAAAATTTAAATCTTCAAAAGGCATGTCCTTAATAACATTATAATATTTTTCATCAAACTTACCAAAAGATTGAAGAGCCATTACTTTACCTGCAACATCCTCTGGATGTCCTTGGATGTGTAAAGACGCACCTATTTCCCCTAAAAGCATTCCAAATGATCCAACTTCATCAAGTGTATAAGATTTCACTTTTTTTTTATTATTAAAAATACTTATTGACCTTTTTAAATCACCATAGCCATCTAATACTATATGTTTGTGAGCATCGGACAACATCCATGATGATAAGCTGTGAGCATAATGATGATCTATTCTAAAGACTGGACAAGTTAATTCAGTAAAAATTGGATAGGGTATGTTTATTAATTGATAAAGATCATCTGTTTTACAATCATTTAACCATGGAAATTGATATGAATCTAAAACAAATGCGATAGCATCAATGTCTTTTAAATTATATCTTAAATAAAATGAGGATTCTAACCAAGAAAAAATATCATTATAAGCAAAATGTTTTATTTGATTTGTTCTTTCTGGTTTAAAATATTTTACATTAACACCATCAGTGTATGTAACATTAGAGTCGTGCTCTCCGACCCTAACTCCTAAAAATTTCATATACTTATATTTCCACTTATAGTTACAGAGTTTTTAGCTTTTTTAACCATGTGCTCTAAATAACTAGGAAACAAAATCATTTGATTTTGTTTTACTTGAGGAAAGAAAATACAGTCAATATATGGGTCTACTTTAGTTGCATAAATCATATCATGACTTGGATGAAAAAATACTGTTTGTGGTTTTTCAAGTTTTTCGTATAGAGTAAACGAAAAAGAAGAATTAGGGTGTGTGTGCCTTTCTTGAAAATCATTATTATAAATATTTCTCCAAACATTTATAATTTTGCAATCATAAATTTTAAAGTCTTGTAAACAATTAATTATTTGTTCTTTTAAATATTTTAAACCTTTTTCCGTCATTTTATTGTTGTTACTTGAGTGAGAAGATAGAGTGTCACTTAACCACGTTTTCTTATACTCTTCAGTAGTAAGTTCAAGTTTTGAACTATCTATATCTTCAATCCATACGGGTGTTGGAAATATGTTGTATTTCATTCATCTTTCGGTTTAATTAAATCTTTGCCTCCTCCTAAAGAGTTTAATTTTTTAATATCTTCAGGAAAATTTTCTTGAAAATTAACTATGATTGACATTAGATTATTAACTATATGTTTTAAAGATTCTGCAGGAAGCTCAAAACATTTTTTTTCATTTATAATTTTTATTTCTAATTCAGAAAATTCAATTCTAGCTGACCCGTCTTTTTTATACTGCATTATTTTCATTCGTGTACAACATTCCATTGATTAGATGGGTCTCCTTTAAAATCTGCATATTTACCATTTTTATCAACGTAGTGAAGAAAAGCTTGAATGTGATAATCTCCATCAAAAGGTTCTCTCCAGTGCTCTATATTGCAGCCATTATAAATTACAGCATCTCCTTTATTTAACATGATTTCTTCTCCACCCATAAAAATGCCCCAATCGTTTTTATCAGAGTCAATAAAAACAGTTGAGCTTATTTCACATGAGGGTCTATCTTTGTGTTTTTTAAGTTCTGCACCATAAGTATAACATCTCCAATAAGTATAAGTTTCATATAATTTAATATTAACTTCTTTTTCAATTAAAGGTCTTTTTTTATATAAAATAGTTTGCATTAAAGGATCTTTGTAAAAAGCAGTATCACCACAATTATTTTGAATCGTATCAAAATCTTTTGAGTTATCAAAATGTCTTATCTTGCAGTATTCTTTTAACAAACCTATTTCTGTTTTATTTAAAAAATTACGAATAATTTTATATTTTAATTTATCTATACCAACCATGATACTATCGTATACCTTGTCCCTTTCGTTACTTTTTCAACAGAGTGTGGATACAGAAAGGTTGAAGGCCATATTATAACTCTGCCAGGCTTTGGATACACCGTCCTAATTTTTCCTGGTCCTTTTTTTGGCTCGTGAAAAATTAACTCACCACCTTCATAATCATTATTTAAACACATAATTAAACTTAAAGTTCTAGGCACTGTACAGTCATGATCATGGTGTAATTTATAAAAACCACCCTCTTCATATTTTAAAGCCTCAAGTGACTGTATGTTTTTGCAATCTATTCCTCTATCTGCTTTTAAATTAAGAGTTTTTTCATATTCTTGGTATACTTTTATCAAAGTATAATTTAAAAAATTTTTCCAATGCGCATTACTATAACTGCTATCGTCAAACACCCATGTATTAGTGTTTCTAACCTCTTTATTAACAACTCCACCCTTAACCGGATTAACAACAAGTGCTGGATTAAATTTAACTTTATTAAGATATTTTATTAAAGACCCAACTATTTCGGGTTTCATAGCATTATCAAAAACTTTAATATAATCTTTTAATTCCATTTTTTTTTATTCCAAAATGTGTTTTTATAATTATTCCATAATAGCCTACTGACTTTTAACATTGAACTAAAATATGTTTTTCTTTTTCCTTCTGAAAATTTTATTTTCCATTCGTCTCTTTTAAAAGGTATGACTTGAACATATGGGGTTCCTCTCTTTATAGTAGTTTCTAGTGTTGGATACCTATCCCCATTAATTATTATTGGAAAATTAATTGGTGTTTTAAATACATCAGTATCAACTATTCCAGATAAAACTTGAAATCTATCATCGTTGTTATTTAAAATAGGAACAAATAAGCATGAATATCCAGGTGGTGTTTTAATAATATATGGATTTAAAATTTTATAATAAGGTAAATTTTTATTTTTTTTATTAAAAGGACAATCTTTTCCTAATTGATCCACAGGGTGTACTTGAGGGTCCCCTGCATTTACATTAATACCCTTAATATCAAGCAGAGTTCTTTCTATAGTGTGCCAAGAAACTCTAAACTCAGTATCTTGTTCATTTAATTTTTCATTTTTAAAATTATGTCTTATATAAAAATCTTGATCTAGTTTTAGTATGTAACCAGCTGTTAAAGAATCTAAAAAAGGTATACAACCTTTGATGGTTTTGTACTCAACGGTATGTTTTAGCTCTTTAAACCAATCAGGTATATTTAATTTAGCTGGGATTGGAAAATTATCTTTGAATAAATCTTTTGAAGATTCGGGATAAATAAATTCTATTATTTTTTCTTTCATAAAAAATTTCTTTCGTCTAAGATTTAGATAATAAACTAAATTATATTAAAAGCAAAATATTTATTATCGTCTCTCATTTTATCTTGAATGCTTGGAGTGGGATAAGTTAAACTATCTAAATCAATAGATTTTAGATAGGTTAAAACTTCTCTAGCTTTTTCTACTTGAGAGTGATTTGGTCTTCCCGAAATTCTTTGATCTATTAGGTCAATATATTGACCTAATTCTGCTTCAAACTCCTCTCTATCCACCAACTTAGTTGTCTCTAGTGTTGGGACTGTTCTTATAGTGGGAGTATTGTTAGAAAAAGTTTCATGATCAAACTCTTTAGTGCCCTCAACTATTGCATCATAATCTTCGTCTGATATATCAAATATTTTATATAAATTATCGTAACCTCTAGTTAAATATTCTAAATCCACATCTGTTTTAGCATAACCGATAAAATCGCCTGCTTCTAAATTTTCTACATTTCTAAAAACTATTTTAGCCACAGTATTAACCTATGTCCTCATAAATTTTTAATCCACCAGGAATACCCACATTTCCGATTGTAAGGTTGTTTGGTTGACCTCCAAAACCACATTCTAATCTTAGAGTACCTGCTAGAACAGCTGTACCAACTTGTGGGAGGGGACCTGGTCTATCTCCATCATTTGCATAAGCTATGGGTTCAG